GTCAACAAAAAAAGAATAATAAATGATTAATAATTATAAATGTAGTAAAATCAATGGCTTGTAGGTCATGTGAAACTGAATAGCAGATCATGTTAAACTGAATGAGGGTTCTTCTTTTAAATGTCTCGCCGAAAAGAAAGGAGAACCCTCTCTCGAGGCCTACACACGAGGGGAGGAGAGAAGGGAACATCGTTAGGCCTACCGAGAGGAACACAATCAATAGGGAAGATGAATCAATAGAAGATGAATCAATAGGCCTACCGACGAGAGAAATGTTTATCAGACAAACGTATCAAGTAACAATCTCATGGGTCTATGTGTTTAAGTCATTGATATCATTGGCCAAGGATTGAACAACCCCAAGTGGCACAACAGGGACAGCCCCACAGATGTAATACATTTAGTCAATGATAATCCATAGTTAAATCATGTTCTATGAGATTGACATGCCATGTCCTGTGACGTGGTGGGTTGGGTGGGTTGGGTGGGTTTGGACGGTGGCTGGCGTATATCGGTGATCCTACCGATCTGAGGAATTTGGGGTTTTTTGTAATAAACGAGAATAGGGTTATGGATCTGAGGAGAGCCGATGTTTTTGTAATGGAGTTAGGTGAGACAGTTTATCATTTTAAAAAATTGATTGAAAGTGTAATAAAATGGGTTTAATTTATATAAGATGGAGGTGAGTTATGGGTAAGAAGGAGGAGATAAGTGTATTGATGAGTGGGATAGTGGATGGATTAGGAGAGGAGGTTGGGGTGGAGGATGTGATTGATGGGGGACTGGAGGAGAAGTTCAATTTAATGAAGGAGAATCAGAGGAGGGTTCGTGGTGTGAGGTCGAGGATGGAGAGGGTGAGGAGTTCTGGGGACGTATTTGGGGAGTTTAGTAGGGATGCGGCGGAGGGGAAGGTGATGGAGATGTTAATGGCGGGGAGTTCATCGGATCGTCAGAGGGCTCAGGAGACGATATTGGACAGGTCGATGGGGAAGGTTGTGGACAGGGTGATGAGTTTGAATGTGGAGGTGAGCAGTTTAAGTGATGAGGAATTGGATCGTAGGATAAGGGAGTTAAGTTATGAGCTTGGATATGCGGGTGGAGAGGGAGCGTCTTGTTCGATCCTTATTGGAGAGGAAGCGGTTGGTGGAGGTAGGGAGGTTAAGGGGGTTCAAGGTGAATCCGGGGTTTCAGGAGAGGTTTGTGAGGTCGAGGGCGCGGACGAGGTTAGTGACGGTGGGGAATAAGGGTGGGAAGACATTTATTGCGGCTTACGAGGCTGCTTGTTATGCATTGGGGGAGCATCCTTATAAGAGGGTACGAGTTCCGAATGTGGGAGTGATTGTCACCGCGTTGGCGTTTGACGAGGGGATGGAGAAGGTTATTATTCCGACCTTAGAGAAGGTGGTGGGGTCTAGGGACATTGTGAGGATAAAGAAATCGACTCAGGGTCGTGCGCAGAAGATTGAGTGGAGGGGTGGGAGTGTGACGCATTTAATGAGTGCGGAGCAGAAGGACAAGGAGTTTGAGGGTTCGGTTTTGGACTGGGCTTGGATTGACGAGCCTTTGAGGAGGAATATTTTTGTGGCGTTGAAGAGGGGGATGTTGACGACGGGGGGTCACATTTGGATGACGTGCACGCCATTGGATGAGCCGTGGATTTACGAGGATTTGTATATGAAGGGTGTGTCGGGAAAGCATTCTGAGATAGAGGTGTTTGAGGGGTCATCGGATGAAAACATATATATTTCGGAGACGGAGAAGAAGGAGTTTTTAAGTCATCTCACCGAGGACGAGGTTGAGACGAGGTGGTATGGGAAGTTCAAGCATTTAGCCGGTCGTGTATTTAAGGAGTATAAACCGGAGAGACATCGGATCCCACCTTTTGATATTCCCCCGCACTGGCCCGTCTGGGTTGCGATCGACCCTCATAGGAATAAACCTCACGCCGTATTATTTATGACCGTGGCACCTTCCGGCCACAAGTATGTCTGCAACGAGATTTGCTTGAAGTGTTCTATTTACGAGCTTGCCGACCACATCTTGGAGATTTCAGAGCAGTACAATATTGTGAACATGTTGATTGATACGTCCGCCCAGGAGGATGGGTGGGTGAGGATGTCGGCGAGACAGATGTTGGAGGAGAAGGGTGTGAGAACGAAACTTGCCCAGAAGAGGAATTTAAAGGCGTCCGGGATTACTTTAATCAATCAGCTTTTTCATGATGATGAGTTATTCATTTTTGAGGGTTGCGTGAGGACGCAACGTGAATTGACGCTTCAAGTTTATCGGACGAACAAGATGGACACCCAAAAAATCTTGGAGGAGCCGGAGAAGAAATTCGACGACATGTGTGATTGTCTGAGGTATGTATTGGTCGAGAATCCGGAATTTTCCGGTATCGCTGAAATCAAGGAAGGTCCGGAAATGGGTCGCTTTGCATGAAGAGATTTTACAGTGCCTTAAGAAAACTTCGGGGGATAAAATGCCGAAAAATGAATATAAAAAAGCCCATTTGGTGGATCGGTTGAAAATTGAATTAACCGAGGAGCAGGAAGCGAGACTCAATCATTGGTTGGATGAGAAGAAGAGATCGATGGAGGAAGATAGGGAGCCGTTCCTATCGAGACACCAGAAATATTTATTTAACTGGGATGATTTCGTAACGTTTACCCGCAAGGGCCCCTGGGAGGGGAGTTCGAATCTGCACATGCCTCTCATCTCGATCATGGTGAAATCCTACCATTCCCGCCTATATAATATTTTCTCCCACGAAGACACGACGCAGTTAATACCACGCGAGGGAACCGATGAGACCTATGTCGAGATCGCCAAGAAACTCCGCACTTGGTATTTGTGGGACTACATCAACGGATATAAAGGGATTAGAGGTTTTACGAGGGAGATCACTTACGATACCGTGACAACGGGTTTCGGCTTAGGGATGAAGGATTGGATGAGTCAGCAAAGAAAGACGATCGTCATCGAACCGAAAGAATTGAAGAGGGAAATGGCCGATCTCGCTCCCCGGATTCAACCAAGAGAAGAGATCGAAACCGAAGAAGAGATGTCCGCCGGGGTTGACGTGACCCCTTATAAGGAAGTCTCCAAGATTATCACCGTTTACGAAGGATCGAGGGTAAGAAGCATACCTTTCGAAAATGCCTATTTCCCGAATGACATACCGGAATCGAACGATTTGGATTTCCCGCCGTGCGTTATCATAGAATCCGAGATGTCCGCCTCCGAACTTCTTTTAAGATCCAAACAACAGGAATGGCCTTCCACTAAAGCTCGGAAGATTATCGATGAGGGGATGAGACATTATAATGATACCCGCGCTCAGAATGTTAAGGAACAAAGAGGGGATCTCACGGGATATAACGATACGAACTCAACTTATGATACCGCCAAGAGAGTCGTTCAATATTGTTTCTGTACCTACGATATCGATGATGACGGGATCGATGAGGAAATCGTCGTGACACGCTCCGAATCCGGCGCGATTCTTAAGGTGACTTGGTTGGATCGAATATCCCGTCTAGGTTTAAGACCCCTTTTCAAATTTGATTGTTTCTCAAAACCAAGACAGGCTTATTCCAGGGGTATCCCGGAATTCATGTATCCGCTGAATGAGGAAATGGATGAACAGCATAACATGAGAATGAACGCCTTGGCTCTTCAAACATGTCCTTTTGGAACCTATCGATCTTCTTCCAGTCTTAAAAATCAACCCATCCGAATCGCCCCCGGCAAATTCATACCCGTGGACGACGTCAACGATTTGAAGGCGTTCAACTTCCAAGTGAATGCCCATGTGCTCGCCGGAGAGGAAGACCGTTTATGGAATTATGCGGAGAGGATGGCGTCGGTTTCTTCTTTGACACAGGGCATCGTCCCTCAAACAGTCGGCCCCACAAGGTCAACATCCGGAGTGATAGCCCTCCTCCAACAAATGGATAAAGAATTTAAAGTGACCATCGATCAATGCGCCTCCCAGTGGAAGAAATTAGAGAAGATGTTGATGGACGACCTCGATTATAGGATCGATTCGCAAGTAAAAATGAGGGTTCTCGGAGCCTCCATTGAGGACTTTGTAAATCCATCGGATCAAAACGCGATGAGCGTCGTGAATGAGGCTCTTCGCATCAACGCCGCATTCGATATGAAAATAGATGTGGCGAGTGTTGTTAACTCCGATGAGATTAAAAGAAACGAAGCCTCCATTATTCTCGATAAAATCTCTCTTCCGTCCGTTGCCCATCAATTCGGAGTTCTTACCCCCAAAGCCTTATATCGGGCGTGGGCGGAGTATTTAAGAGCGTTCGGCAAAGAAGTGGATCAGTATTTGGACAAACCCGAATTTGTAACGAAACCATTGACCTTATATCAAGAGGTCCAGATTTGTGGTCAGGGGGAAATGCCTCCCATGTCCATGCAAGACAACCACCCGGAAAAAGCCCAGATGCTCCAAAATTATCTCATGGAACCGGAATATATCGAGGCGAAAGAGCGTGGTTTATTCGTTGCGAATGTCGATGAGGTCATGCTCGCGACGATGAGAAAACATCTTGTCCTGGCTCAAATGATGCAGCCGAAAGGTCTGCCGAATCCAACCGGTGAGAATAATCAAGACATGAACGAAGTCTTGGCCGGACAAGCACCCCAACAGGAGGAGAATTATGGACGACCTGCCGGAGGATCTGAAGATCGGTCTGGAACTCAAAACAATGAAGAAGCAAAAGGAATGGAGAAGTCTCGTCCGCCTGAAAGAGAGACTGCTTGATACGTGGAAAGATAAACTCGCTGGAATTTCTCTAAATCAAACAATGGAAAAGATTGCCCAGGAAACTTTGAGTTGGGCAAGCATGTGTTTTGCATTGGAAACATTCTTTAAAGATGTGGAAGCGTATTCCGAACTCTTGAAAAAACATGAAAAGGAGGATTTATGACGGAAGAAAATACAGATAAAGGAAAAGAAGTGACGAGGGATTCATTTGATGAGGCCATCAAAAATATCAATAGAAATTTGGAGGAAAAATTCAAACCGTTGAAAGACGGGTTGGACCAATTCTCATCAAAATTGGACTCAATAAAGAAAGAGGAAAAGGACAATGATTTGGATTTTGGGGATGACGATGGGTCGTACATCACAAAAAAAGACCTGAAAGAGTTCGGAAAATCCATCGGTAACACAATTTTAACCGAGGCGAAAAAGACATCACAAGAAACCGTAAAGACGACATTTGAATCGAAAATGAATAAATCCTCGCGTGATGTGGAGGCCCTGAAAGATTTTGCTTTGTTGAATCAATCCTCTCAGGATTATGACGAGGCTTTTTATAAGGATGTGGACGGGGAGATTTTAAGGCGTGTCGGTTCGGGAGCGACACAGGACGAGAAGAGAAAAATAGCGGAAGACCCGAACTTATTGTATGACGCGGCGAGCAATGTTTATTCGAAATGGGTAAGAGGTGGACGACATATTCCCATCTCCGCCGCCGAGAGAGAGACGAGGAATTTAAATAATATGGAAGATAGTTTCGAGGTCAAGGGACGACGCTCCGGTGATTCCTGGCGACCGAATGAACGTCAAGTTGAATTTGGATTGAGGTTAGGAATGAGTAAAGAGAAGTTGACACAACACTTTGAAAAGACTAGGAAAAATAGATAAAATTTTCTTGACAATTTTTTAATCTTCCTCAAAATGAGACGAAAAGGAGATGTCTCATGAAAGGAAGAACTCAAGAGGTCAGGACAAAACAACCCGAAAAATTCTCTCCGCTTTCCATTTCAAATAAAGATCCGGACTGCGATTATTCCTTTCAACGCCGAAAGGATGTTGAAGACGGTGGCGGCGCCACCTACACCCAATGGGAACCCGTCTCTGCACATAATTACAAGGGCGAGGCGTGGGGCGGACCATCAATCTTCAAACACCGCCAAGGTGTAAAGCAGTTCATCAATCAAGACACTATCCTTTGTAAACGCTCCAAGGAAATCTCCCAATACTTCAAAAGCGAAGAAAACGAAAAAAGAAATCATCAAATCAGATTTATAAAAAGCGTCGCAAGAAACGCCCGTGAGCGTCTCCGCGAACTAGACCCCGGCTCCGTTGTAGTCGATTCTTCGAAGGGAATTGAATATACGCAACAAACCGGACCGACAGAGGAGGAATAATCATGGCTAATAGAAATAATCCTTCAGGCTTTCTTCCCGTTAACCTTCCCACCGGAGGCGGTGGCCAGCCAGTTGTCGAGGAGTTCGACCTTGCCTCGGCAAATTCGGAGATCGGAGTCGGGACCCCCGTCACCTGGGCCAGCGGAGTTATTGATCGGGCCGCTGCGACGAATGCCCTTGCCGGAATAGCAGCGGAATATAAAGCGGCCAGCGCAGGTGGAAAGATCGCCGTATGGTCCGATCCCAATCAAAGATTTGTTGCTCAGACAGATGATGGAACCGGAGTCCTCACCGCTCTTGCAGGGATCGGTTTAAACGCAAGCTTTATCGGCACCGGAGTAACGAATCGACGTTCTACAGCGGAGATCGATGAATCTAGCGGACTCGACACGGCGACTTTGGAACTTAAGGTTTTGAAACTCTCTCCCGAATATTCTGGTTCACGTGGTGCGAAAAATGCCTATGGGGAATTCAATAGATTGATCGTTAAAATCAATAACCATCAGTTCGGGAGTTCTACCGGTACGGCTGGAACGTAAGTCTGAAGACAAAGGTAAAAGGAGTCGATTATGGCAAAGCGAAGTAATTTTCAAGATCAGCAGCTCTCCGACGCGCTTCCGGTTTTGGATGCGCTCATTATGGAAGAGTACGAGAGATATCCCGATTATATCGGGGCGATCTTTCGTATTTATTCTTCCAATACATGGGGT